CCCAGTACCCGCCGGCCAATATTTCTCCCATGCACAATTCCTATATGTCTGTCAAGGGAAATTTAGCGGTTGACAACTATATCACGATCGGTGTCTACTGGAGACTGCGGATTCAGAAAAGTGGTGGGAACGTGGCAAGCGCCAAAAAGTCGGGCAAAAAAGCTGCTGTAAAATCGCATGCTAAACCGTCTACAAAATCGGCAAAGAAAACAGCAGCAAAATCCTCATCGAAATCTGCACCGAAAAAACAATCAACACAAAAGAAAATTTCTATCGCGCAGAAAAAATCTGCTGCGAAAACTGCATCGCAAACTAAAAAGCAAATTGCAGCGACAAAGAAACAGTTACGTGAATCTGAAAAACAATCTGCAAAAATTTCTAAGCAATTAAAAAAGCAGACTTCAAAAACTATTTCTGTCACGAAAAAGAAAACTGCAAAGCAAGCGAAGCAGGTTGCAAAAACTACAAAGGCGATTGTCAAGGTTGTCAAATCAGCAACGAAAAAGAAATCGACAAAGAAAGCAACCTCTAAAACAGTATCACAACCAAAGAAAAAAGTACAGCAAAAATCTACAAAAAAGCAAGCAATAAAAACATCTAGACAAGTAAAATCGAATGGAAAAGTTGCACCAAAAACAACAGTCAAATTAGATCGTAGAAAAAAGGCGTATACGATACTAGATTTGACAAAAGAAAAACGTGCAACGTTGCGAGGAAGTTTAGATGAATTGCGCAGTAAAGCAGACGAATTAGATGCGCAATTAAAACCGGGGGATTATTGGGCAGCAAAAGTAGATGGCTCACGGACGTACATGTTATATAGCAACATGGAAAATCTTGTGAATCGTTTATTTGGTTACAGAATGAATCGGCAAAATGGACGTAAAGGTGGGAAGTTTGGAAAAGATTTAATTGAGTCAATCGAAATCATACGTTATAGTGGAAGCAAAAATCGCGCTGTTGCAGTAAGAAAATGGACAAAAGAAAAACAAGAGGAAGTGAAACAGAGAAGAGACACATTCACGCGTATGAGAAAAGCAGAAACAAAAGTAGAAAAATTGGAAGCAGAAATAAAACGCCTGAAAGAAAAAGGAAAGTAAAGATGGCTTGGAAGATCAATCAAAAAACAGCGTACACTGTAATTGAGCCGACAGAAGAGCAGTTAAAAATTTTGTTAGGTGATTTGGATACGTTGCGATTAAATGCCGAGAAATTGGATGCGCAATTGAAACCGGGGGAGTATTGGGGAGCGTACAGGGAAAATACTAGGACATATATGTTGCACTCTAATATTGAATCATTGGTTCATATGTTTGAAGTCGATATCGAAGCAGAGATAGATATGATTGACGATATAAAAATTCTTCGCTTTAAGAAACCGAAGCAGAAAAGGTGAACTAATATGGTTGCGCAAACGACAAGAAAAGTGTTACTAGATGGTGCGGATTGTTTTGTTGTGTATTTTGATACGAATGTGATCGTGCAAAAATTTGATACGATTATGCACGTGATGACGATGTTTCATTCGATCATTGTAAACCCCGATGGTTCTATAGAAGAAAAGACACGCGGGACATGGGAGAATGCTGAGGAGTTTCGCAAATTTCAAAAACTGTTGACGTGGCAAACGGTAAAGACTTTTGAGATTGGAGAGGGTGAGCAATATGTTACCGATAAAGTCGTCACCATCAGAATCCCATCACAATTGTGATGAATGGGGAAAACCGGCAATGAATACAGCAAAGTTTGTTGCATCGAAATCAATAAGAAAATCGGTTCCACATTTTGAAACGTTTGCACATGCAAATGTGTACGTGAGAAAAGGAATGGGTAGTGGATTTACATTGGAGAGAACTGCCAACATTTTTGTTGTTCGTCGTCACGGTTTGAAAATTGGTGTCGGGTTGGATGTGAATACAGCGATTGCCGATGCCGAATCGAATCTTGCAACGGAAAAATTTTGATATGTGGAAATCAAAAGCATTGCCTAAAATTTACGTTTTGGATTCTGAAACCGATCCATTTTTGTATGGGAGAACTCCGAAACCTTTTGTGTGGGGATTGTATTCTAATGATTATTACGAAGCGTTTTGGGGAAACGAAAATTGCACTGAAAAGTTAGTGAAAGCATTAGACGATTTGGAACCGGGAATTATTTTTCTACACAATGGTGGAAGATTCGATGTATTTTATCTCCTAAAATATATAGATACTAAGAAACCAATGTTGATTATTAAATCGCGCATTGTTGTGTGTTATATAAAATGCAAAAATGGTTGGCATGAATTGCGTGACAGTTATAAAATTCTTCCGTTTGCATTGAGTAAGTACAAAAAGGATGAGATTGACTACAAGATTTTTGAACGCAACAAGAGGTCGAAATCGGAAAACAAATCGTTAATTCTTTCGTATTTGAAAACTGATTGTCAATATACCTGGGAATTGTGCACACAATTTCTAGAGCGTTTTGGAAATTACATTACTATCGGGGGAGCAGCAATTAATGAACTGAAAAAATTCCACGATATAGGAGAGCGGCACAACGAATCTACCGATGATGATATTCGCAGCAATTATTATGTGGGCGCAAGAGTGGAATGTTTTCAGAAAGGAATCATCAAAGGAAAAATCAATGTGTATGATGTCAATTCGATGTATCCCTATGTGATGGCGAATTGTAAACATCCTATTGGTTTTCCATCGATGGAAACTAGGAAGGTTGGAAAAGACACCTTTTTTGTAACTGCTGAGGGTACGAATTACGGTGCGTTTCCGATGCGAACAAAATCGGGAATACGATTTGATGTTGAACACGGAATTTTCAGCGTATCGATTCACGAATGGAAAACTGCATTGGAACTTGAATTATTTAAGCCAACGAAAATTTTGCGCGCAGTTGATTATGTAGATCACATAACATTCGACAAGTTTGTAAACTTCTTTTATGAAGGAAGAAAGAAAGCGATACTAGAAAAGGATAAGATCACAGATTTGTTTTTCAAATACCTGTTGAATAATTCTTATGGAAAATTCAGTGTGAATCCTAATAATTTTTTCGATTACAAATTGACCAACATTGATGAAGATATTAGGAACGATGGATGGGAACCAATGACAGAGATGGAGGATTTAGGGTTAACGATGTGGAATCGTCCTGCACGGTTTGGATTACGGCAGAATGTTTCTACCGGTGCATCGATCACTGGAGCAGCACGCGCAGTTTTATTGTATGGAATTGCAAACGCGATTAACATCATGTATTGCGATACAGATTGTATCGTTGCAAATGGCTTGAAAAATGTGAAGATTAACGATGCAGAATTAGGTGCATGGAAGCTAGAAACAACTGGACAAGAGATAGCCATTTATGGTAAAAAGGGATACGCAATTTTTGACGGCAACGAATGTGTGAAATCGGCATGCAAGGGAACGAAGATTACACCGGACGAAATTCGGCGTGCAGCAAACGGGGAAATAATCGAGTACAAGCAGGATGCACCAACTTTCAAGCTAGATGGTAGTGCGCAGTTTATCATGCGGCATGTGCAGCTAACGTAAGCAAAATCGATTGCAGAATTGGAGTGCAGATTTTATGTCAACAAATGTTGCACTAAATCAAGCGATTCCTCTGAAGACAACATTTCCACCACCAGAAGGAAAATACATTTGGCCGGTAGTGTATTGTTTAGCGCAAACATCTGCTGGTCTTTCTACGTTCACACAAGGATTTACACTCGTCGGACAAAATGCGCAGTTCGGCCCGATGCGTCCAAGTGTGAACGGTGTTGTAAACAGATTTTTGATTCCATCGCAGGGTGGAGTGTTGCAAATTTCTCAGCTCGCATCGGTGAGAATTTCTTTGGAAACAATTCCATCAACACAAATTGCTTATCTTTGGATACCAAGTATCTCGCGGTTAATCGATCTTGTTTCAGCGTTCGAAAATGTAACTGTAACTGAAACAGTTCCGAATAACGCGCGAGTTGTAATCAATGCTGCATTGAATCTCGATATTTCTGCTAACGCAGAAGTCGATATCATTTTCGATCTTGCAACCGGTAGTGCAACTGATGTTAATACAGTTGCCACGTTTACGTTTCAAAATTTTCCAGTGACAGAATTTTTTAATTCAACCGTGTACACAATCGGTTTGTGATACAGGAGCGTTGCAGATGAAGGGCATGGAAATGATGTTGAAATCGTTTGGATTTGACCCGGAGGAAATGAAGAAGCAATTTGATGAAGCAAAAACTAACGCAGAAAAATACGTGCAGCAAGTAGAAACAAGATTAGGTGCGATTGAAAATCGATTGCAGAATTTAGAAACAAAAATCGATGCGATTATTTCTGCTGTTGATAAAATTTCGTTGCACGTAATTACTCCGATTGTAGAATCGGTTACGGAACCAGTTACAAATGCAAAATTAGTAACTGAAACAGTTGCAGAAAAGGAAACGTGATTTATGTCGGATGAAGAAACAGAATCAAGTACACCTACAGTGTCGGAAACAGAGGTTGATGCAAAATGGCTAGAGGCACAATTAAAATCACAGGAAACAAGCCTAACGGAATTGCGCAAACAATTGACGGCAATTCAGGAGTGGATGGATACGAATCCGGAATCATTCAGCAAGAGGACGATAGCGATTCTAGAGCGAGTGGAGAACCGGTTGTCGAAACTAGAGGAGAATCAAACGGCGATTTCCTCTCAGACTACGAAACCGTTGCAGGAGAACCAATCAGAATCGACCCGGGAACACTCCGCGGAAACGAAACCGGAAACGTCTCAAACATCAGTGACGGAAGAAAAGTCAGAAAACCCCGCGGCCCAAACAAGCCACGAAAAACCACGTTCGCGTCGAGTAGCAATCTAGAAAAGATGCTGATTTCGTTGCATATTATGGGTGCAGCATTAACGAAGACACCGGAGTTTATTATCGATGATGAAGAAGCGAAAATTTTATCGTCTGCAATTTTGGAAGTAAATGCAGCGTATGAGATTCCGATTCTTTCACCGAAACACATGGCGATGATTGGTTTGGTTGTCGCATTAGGAACAGTGTATGCTCCGAGAGTGATTGCAGTTGCAAATCGGAAACCGAAAAAACAACCGGTTGTCATCAACAAACCGAATAGCGTTTATCAATCGCCTGTCAATGGTGTGAATGTAACCAATCCAGTTGCAAATTAGAAAGTGAGAACGAAAATAAAATGCGCGTCAATATTTATGCAGAAGAAATGACAGAACGTGTTGAAATTATTGAAAAAGAAATCGAAGGTGTTACATATACAGGTGTTCGTTTTTATTTAGAACTACCTGCAACAGTTGGTGGAGTAAATGTGAGCGGCCCTTTTATGCATCGTCTTGGTGATGACGATTCTTCTGCTGTTACATTTTGGGGGAAAAAGGATTTGCGGTTTGTGTTACAAAAAGCTCTTGCATTGCTTGATGGGAATTATCGTGCAGAAGATTATGTAAGGTAAATTTTATGTACAGAATTTGTGACGATTGTGGAGAGCATTTTAATGATGAATTTCATTCGTGCGTTTGTCCACATAATGGAATTGGTTTTTGTCGCAGATGTGATTGCGTGATTTGTGTTTGCGAAAAGAAGGAAACAGATGCAGGAAATAGTTCGATTACCGACGACAGAAGATAGAATCGCTATCATTGGTCAAACTGGTAGCGGAAAAACTGTTGGTGCTTTGTGGCATCTATCACTGATGCCAGTGGATACGATGCGATTTTTGGTGATCGATTTCAAACGCGAAAAATATATCAATGCAATTCCGTATGCAAAACAAATCAACATTGGCGATGCAATGCCAACACCGGGAGTGTATATCATTCATCCACGTCCTACAGTGGAAGATCGAAAATCAGTTGAGGATTCACTTTGGAATTTATTAGATGAAGAAAATGTTGGCATCTTTTTAGATGAAGGATTCATGCTGAAAGACGATGCAGCTTTTGAAACAATTTTGATGCAAGGAAGATCGAAAAATATCCCTGTCATTGTTAATGCACAAAGACCGGTTTGGTTGTCGCGTTTTGTGTTGTCGGAATCTGGATTCATTCAAGTGTTTTTTGTTGGTGACGATAGAGACAAGAAAACTGTTTCATATTTCACACCACTTTTTCGAGAAAAAGGAAATCTCACAAGGTTGAATGGAAAAGTGTTTTCAAAGCTCCCGAAATTTCACAGTTGGTATTATGACGTTGGAGAGGACAAACTTTTTCACTTTGGGCCGGTTCCGAATATTCCAATTATTATGGATACATTCGAGAGAAAATTACGTCCACCGGAAACGTTACAGAATCGAGTGCAGATTTTGGGTCAACGTGGAAAGCGTGTTGCGATATGAACAATAAATTTTTAAGTGATTGACAACACAATACATAGTGTGATCTAATAGGGCGCAAAGAAATTGTAGAACCTGCGTAACACCTACGCGGGATTTTGCCGTTTTTGGAGTGAAAATGAACAACGAAAATATCATCGCGTGGAACGTTGCAAATTGGATTACCGTAATTTTGATGGCTGCGATTGGATTTTTCGCTATCGGTGCATTGCAGAAATGGTATGCAGGAAAAGCGAAGACTGCGCAACCACAAACATCGAATGGATAACATCACCCTGGGACTACTAAGGGACATTCCGGTTTAATGCAGGAGTTTTGCGATGGAATTGATAAACACTCGCCTGTTGTCTCACCCTATGAATTGGGTGACGATTTTATTGATGTTGGTGATTGCGGGAATTTTTGGTCATTTATTGCTGAGTTTATTGGAACAGGAACCGGCATCAAAAAACAACATTCCTGCGAGTCTTTCTACGAATCAAACTGGTGGAGGACAACCATCGCAATTTATCAATGGTTTTGATTTAACGTAACAGTTACGGTTACAGATGCAAATGAAAGCGCCGTATAGTGGGGCGAGAAAAGGACGGAAAATAAATGTCAACCACACCTACATCGTCGTCTGGATATATGACTTCAAAACCATCCGGGCAAGCTTTCAATATCAATGCGCAGTTACAAAACAATTTACTCTCCAAAGCTACGCGCATGATTCAGAATGTATTGACGACAACAGTTTTTCCGGTGTCTCAACCAACCATTAACGTGTTGCCGCAAAATGTCGGAATCATCACACGATTTGTGATCGAAATTGTTGCGACAGTAAACAACAATGGTGCGACAACAGCAACGCTCACCGATACCGGTTTAGCAAACCTGTTGCAAAATGTTACGCTTTACGATCTACAAAATAATCTGCGAATAAATACACGTGGATTGCATTTGCATTTGTTGTCGGTTGCAAAACGTCGTCGTCCGTTTGCTGGTACAGCACAATGGAATACTCCCGATGGAGACAATTTATCGCAGATGTTGAATGTTCCACCGGCAACGTGGCCGGTGTTTCAATCACCACAAACAATTCCAACTGGTGAGAATGCAACGCTACGTGCAGTGTTCGAGGTTCCACTCGCATATTCTGATCACGATTTACGTGGTGCAATTTTTGCGAACGTAGTTAACACTCAGATGAATTTGCAGATCACTTTTAATCCCAACATTTTTGCTGCTGCTGGAAGTGACGAAACCTATGCAGTTTTTTCCGGCAGTACAGGAACATTTGTTTCTGCGCAAATCAACATCTATCAGGAATTTTTAGATCAGTTGCCACAAGGAGCAAATGGTCAATTTTTATTGCCTACAATTTCTTTGAACACCGTGTATGAGTTGAAGCAAACGCATTTTATGGCAATCGGAACCGGAAATGATTTTCCGTTTGCGTTCACAAATTTCCGCGATTTCTTTTCGGTGTTCATTATTTACAACAATTCCGGTGGTGCTGCTGGTAGAGCGTTGGGAACTGATATCAATTATTGGTCACTTACTACTGCAAATTTCACGAACATTTTCAAGTACGGCCCGTTGTTCAATCAAATGCTTGCACGCGAAGTGATTGGCGCCGATTTACCAATTGGCACATACTATTTCAGTTTTCGTTCGCATCCGGTTTGGACAACACAATTCGGAAACCAACAGATTAATTTAAACGCATCTGTTGCCGGTGCGAGTGCATATGCGGATGTGTATTGGGAAGACATGGGAATTATGTCAACATTGAGTGGAGGTTCTTCGCTCGCAGCAAGTTAGATGTTGTGTTACTGAACCGCGATAAAATCTCCTGTCGCGTTTTCAGCATTGCCACACAACGAAATCGGAACCGTTTCTTTATTCACCTTTCGAGACGGTTCCGATTGCAAGTTTCGATGGAGGATGTATGGACGATAGTCAAAACGGAAATCAATCATTGATCGGAAAAATTTTTGCGTGGGGAACAAGTGCGAGTTACAGTGACACAACCGTACAACAATGGTTGATGGGACTAGCGTTTATTTTGGTGCTCGCTTTTTTATGGTCGTTAGTTGTGAAACAGATTATCGAGTAGATGATTGGTTTTCACAACAAAAACAAATGGAGGATATGTTTATGAAATTCTCATGGTCTTTAGTGTTGGTTTTTGTTGTCGCATACATGTTGGGAGTTTACTTCCCGAATGTTGGGAACACAATCAAATCCAAACTCTAAGGAGAAAATTGTGTTACCCCAATCGTCATGGATAGCTGCATTTCTCGGTGTCGGATTTGTGGTGTTCATCACCGCACGCGGAGAATTGCCCTCTTACTTGTCGGTTTTGCTCGGTACATCAACAGCTAGTTCCAATACAATTTCACCTGCGATTAATGCTGTGTCGGATTTGTCGGAACAAACGATTGTCAAAGCTGGAGCACCAACCACGCTACAACCTACGACACCAACCGTGTCAGATACGATTCCAATGGAATCGTTGCAAGGTTTTACATTTTAGTTATGCCATTTCTTTTTATTATTGTCGGCACAGTTTTTGTTGTCGCATCGGTGCGAAATACCAATCAACAATTGGTTACATTATTGAAAGGCGATTTCACTGGAAGCAGAAATTTCATTTATTGGACACTTTCAATTCTCTTGATAGGTATGGTGGGATATGTGAAAGATTTGCAACCGATTTCTCGCATGTTTATGGCATTGGTTGTGATCGTACTTTTCTTGTCGAATGAAGGTGTATTTAATAAATTCTTTTCTGCGATTAATGCAACGCAATCTCAGAGTGCAGCTACCGGTACAACTGCGCAGATGGCAACCGGCACAAATTTAGGGAACGTTTTTGGATAGGAGATTCGTGATGGAAAATCAATTAGTAACATCTGTTGTTACAGTCGCCACAGCGATCATTGGTGTGGCAATTATTGCCGTGTTGGTTTCTAAGAACGCAAACACAACCGGTGTTGTGCAGTCTCTATCGTCCGGTTTCAGTGGAGCATTAGGAACTGCAATTTCGCCTGTCACTGGTAGCGGTGGAATGTCATTCAATTCATTCACCGGTGGTGGTGCAGGTTACTTATCACCCATGTGATCAGTTTAGATTGCAGGTAAATGTGATCAATTCAGTGGACAAATTGAAAATGCTTTTTGGTTTACTTTTGTTGCTGAGTTTGGTAGCGCTTGCTGTTGCATTTGGATTGGGAAAAGTAGAAGAAAAAACTAGCTATGGTTTGATGCCGATTATCACCACACTTTCGACGTTGGCCGGTTTGTTTGGTGGATGGGCATTTCGTGAGACAAATGATAATCCACCACCGAGAATGATTAAGAAAGAAGAAACACGCGATGAAATTCAATCGGAAACGACGCATCATTGAGAGCCCACAAGCGCCGGAATTTGGCATGTATCATAAGGGCCCGATCTATGGACAGGCACGTGCAGAAAATTGGGTATACAACCGGCAGACATTACCGCTCCCTGCTTTGCTACGCGGTTCCGGTCAAATTGCCGGTCAATTCGGTGTCTTTCAACCTGCACAATTACGTGCGCAGGTTGCCGTGTTACCACAAGCGATTCAAGGCCCGGCGGTAATCGTTGGCAGTTTGGATACACAACCATTGATTGACCCCAATGCAGACGACAACGCCAATCCATAATCACCCTGGACTACTAAGGGACATTTCGTAAATAGGTGCAGAGATGGCTAGCGAATTAATGGCAGATTTGAAGAAGCATAAAATTGCAGTTGGTATCACTGCAATTGTTGGTCTTTTTGTGCTCTATTTATTGATGAAATCTGGAAGCAGTTCGAGTGCATCTGCATCGTCGCCATTGAGCACAATTGCTGCTGCCGATGCACAGGAAGCACAAATCGAAGCTGCATCACAAGCAGCTGCTGATCAAAATAGTGCGCAGATTCAGACTGCACAATTGTCGGCAAATGCAGCTAACAATCAAACCATCGGACAGGTAGAAGCAAGTTACAACCAAACTGATGCGAGTTTGATTGCAGCATTAGCTGAGAATCAAACCCAACAGCAAGCGAACTCAGAAACAGCTAGCGTCAATAACAATGAAATCAATGCATCTTTGCAGTCAGTTGAGAATACAAATCAGACGAATTTAGAAGGATTGGAATCGACGAATAGTTACGCCGAAAATCTTGCGCAATTACAGGCGAGTTTATACTCGCAGGGAATTACAGCAAGTTCTAATCTTGCGGAAGATCAATTGAACGACACTACATCATTGTCAAATCAAGTGATCGGTTTAGTTGGTCAAGCTGGATTGAATCATGGAACCAATTCTTTAGAAGAAAATCTCACTGCAATTTTGTCGGAAGCATTGAACCAACCGAGTGTTGGAATTTCAGCAGAAAACGCGAACTCTGCCGGAACCGTTTCCAGCAACTATGCTGGTGCATCTACATTGAACACATTAATCAATCAAATCGGTGGACTAGGAAAGACGACAGTTTCAACCTTGCTTGGGTAGGTGAATTTATGGCAAAGATGAACAAGAAAGAAATTGTGCTCTCTACCGTTGCAGGTTTGGCGGTAGTTATCGTTGGTTATTTGGTGTGGAGACATGAGCAAACAATTTCTGCTGCGTCTGCTGCGCAGGAAGTCGCAGCAAATGAAGAAGCAGCGCAAGAGGTTCAAGCCGAGTTACAATCTTTGCCTACATATTCCGGTGTAGGAATGAACGGCGCATCTGGTGAAGAATACGATGACGGCTCTAATGCGTCTGTTTCCAGCGTTCCATCCGATACAAATCTAGCAGCAATTTTGAGTGCATTTTTCCCATCCTCTACACCGACAACTAGCGGTTCCACAACCACCGGTTCAACCGGTTCCACAACCGGTTCAGGAACTGGAACCGCTCCCACATCTACATCTACGACAGGGACGAACTCCGGTTCTCTTGTATCTCCTACTGGCACACAACGTACAGGAAGTAATCCAACGTCATTTGGTCCTCAGAAAGCAATCCACGCATCACTATCGAGTGCAAGCTGATGTCTACACTTCCCGGTGTTCCTACGCTTGCATCTGCGATTGCACAAGCAGAGGGATTTAATGTTGCCGGTTCTTTGCCGCAAATCGACAACAATCCGGGTAGCATTACAAGTGGAGGTTCGTTAGTACAATATCCAGACGTGGCAACCGGACAAGAAGCACTCTACAACCAATTGCAATCCATCATGTCCGGTGGTTCCAAATACTACACTCCAGATACTACGCTTTCACAGTTCGCACAAACGTACTCCGGTGGCGACCCAAATTATGCGTCCAATCTATCATCGATTTTAGGCGTTCCTACCAACACAACTATAGGTTCTATTCTTAGCGGCAATACTGGAACAGATTCTACCGCATCTACCGGAACAGGTTCAGGGACAGGTTTAAGCGGCATTTTGAGCGGGATTACTTCGCTACCTACCACGGTTGGAAATGCCATCAATAACACGTTGTTTTCTTCGCGAGTTATTTTGTTGGTGATTGGTGTACTTTTAATTGCCGCTGGATTGTTCAGTTTTAAAACTACACAAACGGTAGTAACAACAGTAGGAAAAACAGCGAAAAAAGTTGGTATATTATGAGACGTTTTTTGCTTGTCATTTCTCTTACACTTTTAACTGCTGTTTCTGGATTGTGCCAGAACTCAACTGTAACTGCTACAGTTACGGATAACAGTGCACAGGTGTGGATGCGTGGCACATGGAACATCACGCTGAATAATCCGCATGGTGGCCAACCTGTTTATGCAAATAATGGGCAACGAGTTACTACCGGTTTTCAAGGTTCGATGGACAACACCGGAACTTTTACAATTTCCGGTGTGGCAAAGAATGGAGCAATTGCACCTGCGGGAACTACGTGGAAATTTACTATCTGTCCAGCAGCGAATTCTACAAACGCTTTTCCCACATGTTATTCGATGCAGACAACGATTTCGCAAGATACAACAAATTTGACTACACAATTAAGTGCCATTGCGATTCAACCAACGAGCCTAGCAGCATCTCCACTTGCAACAGCATATTCTACTGGTAGTTTAGCTGTACCTTTATCTGTTGGTTATACCTTCTTCAATTCGACAACAGAAACCATTGAAACATGGGATGGTGCAAAATGGGTATCTGCCGGGGGTGGTGGAACACCATTGCCACCATGTAGCGACGTTAATGCTATTCAGAACTCCACCGGTTCATCGTTCAATTGCGACCCGAATATTCAGTTGGATATTGCAAACCATAAAGTGACGTTAGGGCCACAACCTAATCATGCAAATCCAGCTGGCACAAATTCGGCGTATGGAAACTATCAGGGATTGGCGCAGGATTTGAACGTACAAACTGATTGTCCTGCGATTACGGGATTGGTTGTACATGGCGATGGTTCCACCGATGATTTACAGGCAATTCAACAATGTATTTGGCAACGAATGGGAATCTGTCCAACTTTAGGTACAGTTTGCGCACCAACTGATAATCGTTTTGCTACCACCAATTCGACAGGAGTAAATTTCCTTTTTCCTCAACGTAGTTTTACTGCATCTTATGGTGTTGGATGTTCTTACTTTTTCAGCGGCCCTTTAGATATACCGTGGGGCGCAAATTTACGTGGTGTTGGAGCAGGGTTGGGAGAATCAGCAACTAAACTCTGTTGGAACGGTCAAACCAATGGTGTTTTCTTGCGCGGATTTGGCGTAATGGAACATCTAGACATTTGGAATACACCTCCGGGATGGTCTGGTAGTAACATTGCGACCTTCGTTTTACCTACAGGATTTGGAGGTGCAGCGAATGGTGATGGAATCATCATGGGGTCAGGTTCTTTAATTCGTGACGTACATGTTCGCTATTGGCCGCGTCACGGAATCTCTTGCGATTCTACTCGTACAGATTGGCCAGTTCCAGAAACAACAAATCAGTGCGACACTAGCACAGTTGATCATGTATATCTATATAACAATGGTGGTATGGGTTTATATGTACATGGAAGCGACGGTGGAGTGAATCATTTTTCTCGCATTTCTGCATATCAAAATCAGTTGTACGGTTTTTGGGTGGCATCGCTGTACACAAATCAGTTCGATATTTTATTGAGTGATGGGAACCATTCTGATGCAACTCCATCCACCGGAATCGTGCCAGCAATCACATCCACATCATGTACTACAACCTTATGCACATTTACAACAGGAACGGCACACGGTTTAGCATCACCGGGAGGCGACTTACTTACATTGTCGGGATGTTCAGATATTTCGTTAAATGGGGCGCAGACAGTTAATACAACACCAACTACGACAACATTTACGGTACTTTATTCGTCGCCATTTGGTGCAGAAACACCAACAGGTTGTAGTGCAACCTATAGACTAGGAACTCATGTGTGGGCAACCGCAGGAAATACTGTGCAGGGAAGAAATGGTGCAGGAGGATGCATTTATGGTGCGAATGGATTGTTCTTAGCACCATACTGTGAAGGTGACCAACCTTCCGGAACATTTTTCGCAACCGCTCCTGATCTACCTTCCAGTGTAGTAATACAAGCAACTGGAGCGACACCAAATATTCCAATTCGTGCAGGAATTATTGCGACCAATAATACGCTTGGAACCTATGGTCTTTTAGATGCACCGTGGCAATCGCCATCTGCTGTACGATTAGACACGTCAGATACACAAGGGGCAATTAGCTTAGATTTATGGAACACAAATCCAAACGGTTTTGCGTTGCAACAAACTTCTATTTTTTCTAGACTTGTTTTTCGTCGTACTTTCTATGGTTCTGGATTGAATGGAACACTCACAAACTGGTGGTGTTTTATGGCGTCTGGAACATACAACAATGTTTTGGGTAGTGGTTCAGGATGCGCACCAGACATATCAATGCTAGGTGGTGTCACCTCTTGTACTGTCACAAATGGTGGAACTGGATACACCGCTCCAGTTGCAACCGCTAGAAGTGCAAACGGAACCGGACAGGGAACCGTCTTTAGTTTACATCAAACGGGTGGTGTAATTGATAGTTGCACAGTGACAACACCTGGGGCCGGATGGGTCGCTGTACCATTAATTACCGTGTTTGATGCAACAGGAACAGGTGCAACTTTGACTGCTGGAATTGGTGCGGTTCCCGGCACAATTACCGGTCGAACTGGAATGGACGGGAGAGGTATCTGGTGGATGCCAAATTCTATGTGTTTAGGTTCACTCGGTAGTTACATCCCAACTTCATGTTGGATGATGGGTACAGCTGCACCTACTACAGGAACATGGCGTGTAGGTGATTTAGTTATCAATCAATCTGGAGTTGGCCCTTTTGCGTGGAAAAACACAACCGCTGGAACACCGGGAGTATGGACACCTATTCCTATCCCAACTTCGGCACAATTGGCAGTCACACAATATGCGCATTTAGCTACAACACCAGCATGCAATTTGGCGACACCTTCATCGTATGATACATGCACCAATACGATCACGTGGCCGGTTGCATTTTCAGATACCAATTATGGTTACACATGCAATGGTATAGATGCGGTTGGTTCTGGTGGTAGTGTTGCCTTAACACTTTCCACAACCGCAACTGGCAAGACTACAACGCAAGCAGTAGCAGTCACACAAACCATGTCTACTGGAACAGGACAACACTTTACAGATATTCAATGTATTGGAGTTCACAATTGAGACGCGAAATATTACCAGAATCAGATGCGGTTTTATTAAAGAAATTACGCAACAGAATTACCGCTCTATGCGCTCTCATTATTGTGGTGTTGTTATTGTCGCCATTTGAGTTAGAGTTTGCGTGGTATGTATTGCATCACATTTTTCACTTCAAATAGGAGATACAATTTCATGCCGAAAAAGAGAGCAAAAATTCAAGAGTACAATGATTCAGCAGACGATGAAGTCGTCGAATTGGAAACAGAAGAAGAACAAAAAGAGGATGAGAAATCGGAACAGGAATTTCAGCAAGCTATGAAAAAATCTGGCGACGATTCCGATGCAGAATCAAGTGACGATTCCGATGCAGAATCAGACGACGATTCAGAAGCAGAAAATATTCCCGGTTCCAAAGCTCATGACATTCCCAATCTTCCACCGCATGTACATGCGGCAATTAAGCAAGCGAATGAGAACGCAAAACAGAAGCGATTAGCAGATGAAAAAGCAATCGACAAAAAGAAGTAAAATCTGTGAGCGTTTGTATTGTATCTCCCCGATACAATTTTGAACACATTTTGCTTGCAAAAGGGTGTCAATTTTGATACCCTTTTTCTATTGGAGGAAACAAACTTGCATGGAGACACAGCAGTAACTATGTTCGTTTTGGTTGTCGGATTTTTGGCGACCATGCTTAGTAATAGGTTCAACATTTCTACGTTACGTAATGAAGTGAAAAATGAAATCAAAACATTACGCGATGATATCAACAAAAATGTTTCAACATTACGCGATGATGCGAGTAAAAATGTTTCAACATTGCGCGATGAAATCAAAACAGAAATTGAAACACTGCGCGGAGAAATGCGCAAAGAATTTTCAGACGTGAAAAATCTGATACAACATCTAATTGATCTTCACATTGCACATGCCGAACGCATTGCGAAGCTGGAAGAAAGGACGAAATGATTTTCCGAACTGTGCAAATTCCGTTCACACTTTACGTTGTAATTCAAGTGATAAAATGGACGGTCTTTATCATCGTCGGATGTTTGATTGCGTTCGTAATTGTTTCCGCATTTCGATCATAATTTCGTTGACAATCACGCGAGGCAACGCGTACACTTTTCATAGTTCAATTTTGAACACAAACCTTAAGGAGATTCAAAAATGAGTATCAATCAAGTTACAGAAATCGATGAAGATTTCCTGTCGCAGTTCGAAACCGTCAAGCATGTCACACTGCCGTTGCTACAGAAAAAGGATGGCGACCCGCTTTACATCAAATGCACCGGAAAAATTTTCAAAGCTGACCCATTGAAGCCAGGACGTGCTGGTTCAGAAGCTTCCGCCAAAAAGGAACCTCCCTATCTGATGGAAATTATCAACCTCGCTGACAAACGTCCTTACCAGATCATTGTCAACGAAGTGTTGCGCGAGTCTCTGAACAAAGCTTACCCGAACGATTCATATGTAGATCGGTTGTTCAGCATGGTGCAGAAACAAATCGAGGGTAAGAAATACAAGACGTATGAAATCACCGAAATCAAACTCAAGACGCAACCCGCGTCGGCTCCAGATGCGAAACCGACAGCGCGCAAAACAGCGTAACCGAAAACGATTTCGATGCAGAAAGGGATACCAAACGGTGTCCCTTTTCTCTTGCGATTTAAGGCAACCTTTCGATGTTGATTGCAATTTCTTGTCGAACACTTTTTCGTTGCACGTGTCGTACCCGTTTGCTATACTGAACAGGTAATCCAGTCTTCCCAGATTTGCGATTACATCATAACCCGGTCACAGGCCCTTTCTGATTCCGCAAAATCTTTAGGCTGCCATCCAAGTGACCGGGTTAAAAATTCTCAAAATTTCCTCTTGACAAAACAATGTGTTCTATGCATGTGCCGGCATGTGCCTAAATGATACTGGGG